TGGTTAACTAACGGTGTTCCTTCATCAGTACCTTCAGGATCTAATTTAATGCCACTTTTGCCGTCACCCTCTTTACTACCGACTTTGGATGTATACTGAGTGTGGACAACATTAGCACTACCAGTAACCGGTGTTGGGTTACCTTCCTTCTGATTGACTAAAGGTGTTCCAAGAACCTCGGCTTCGATCTCTTCACCAAAGTAATTGAAATCTTCTTCTGCTTCTTCTTCATCGTAATCTTTTACTGCACTCTTACGACCGGTTTTCTTATTAAATCTCCGGGGGTCATCACCCTTGTTACCACCATAGGTCTTCTGATTCGCAGTTTCTTCTGCATCTTCATCAGGGTCCCAATCATCTTCGTCACCGAGTTCATCCTCGACGTCTTCGATATCATCGACAGCGTCCATAACGTCCATTAAAGCGTCATGTAAATGCTTAGCAACATCCTTAGGAATTGTAATTGTTATTGTGTCTTCGTCTTCAACTTCAACATCATCAACGACGTCAACGTCAATGCCTAATTCTGTAGCATCGATCTGGTCATCATCAATTACTTCTTCGTATAAACGGTCAAAAATAGATCTTTTCTTAGCCATATTAGTATTTATACTCTCCTTGTTAATTTTATCGTTTTCGGACTTAAAATAAAGATCCGCACCTTCATCAGACAACTCTTCAACATCGTACTCGTTATCTAACTTAATTTTTGGGTTGTCGGGATCTAATTGTGTGCTTTTAAAATTGTCTGCACCGTTAGGTCCTGAGTTGTCATGAGCAAACCCTTGAAACTCGTCAGGCTTCGCTGCAGGTATGTCAGTGTTACCACCCTTCACCTTAACTTTTTTGCCGGCGCGTTCAAATGTTCTGTTAATAGCTTTACCTGGCTTAAGTTGCTGCTTGTGTGCAGCTTTACCAGGAGGTACACCTACAACATTCTCGTAAGCCTCTTCTATTTGTTTAAGGGCTTTATCAGCTTTTGATTTATAATAATTCATAAAATTTTATTTATACTCCCCCTACCCTTCCTGCTGTATGCGTGCCGGGTCGATCTTCTGGTCGTGTAACATCTCTTATTACTGTTAGATCATTATAATGTAAATGTAATACTTCACCATCATCAGTTTCTATAACAAACGTGTCAGCTGGATCAGAAACAATACCGGTTATCTCACCAGTCCCACCACCCTTTGACTCATCAATATCAACATACATGCCAATACTAATTGCATCTTCTTGTTCTTGATCTTCATTCCCCACTACTGTTACTTCTTCTGGACCCGTTACAGCATCAATAGCTTTACCACCCACAGCTCCAGCAGCACCCAGGGCTGCCGCACCAGCTAAAGCACCAAGAATTTCTTGAACTACTCGTTTGGTACCACCTTCATAAGTTGCAATCGTTCTTTCGCTTACAATTTCTCGCTCACCGACAATTTGCCCATATGCTTCAGACAATTGAGTCATTGATCTATCAGCTTTTGATTTATAATAATTCATTTTTTACAACTTGTTCGTACGACTCCATTAACTGAGTCATTGCTCTATCGCCTTTTGATTTAAAATAAGACTCTTTCTTTTCATCTTTATCTAAATGAGGCCACTTTCTTTTAACACACCTGTCAATTCCTTCAGGATCGGGTGCATTATGTGCATATGATTTAGCAGCTATTGCTCTTTTTCTTGTATTAACGGGGTATGTCCCATCAGCGGCGCCACCAGATGGGCCACAAAATTCGTCTTTATCTACATCCGTATATGCTCCAGCGCTCGAACTACCTTCGCGATCTTTTTCGTCGTCTAGATCTTTACCCCAACGTTCTTTATATCTTCCCTCTCGATCAACTTCATCCTCGTCGTATTCTTCATTCTCTGAAGCACCACCTGACCAACCAGCTTTCTTAGCTTTTGCCCATTGTTCAGGATCGATGTTTCCAAATTCGTCTGTATCTGCTTCGTCTGTATCTTCAGCATCATCAAAATCATCAAATTCTTCTTGATTTTCGTCAGGATTAAAACCATATTTTTTAGCCTTTCTATTTTGAGCGCGAAGATTTTTTCTATTTTCTCTTTCGTCAGCTCGCATTGCCGCTGCAGCATCGTCTTCTTGACCTTCAAATGGGTCAGCTAAAAGTTCTGTGGATACAGATTCTTGATCTTCATCATCTCTACTAAAAATATTTTTAAGAATATCTCTTATACCAAATGCTGATGCTGGATTTACAACTACGTCTATTTTACCCGGTTCATCTTCACAATCACCCACATCTAAAATTCCCCCTTCATCTTCATCAGTTGTCTCATCACCACCCGGGTGTGTGAAAGCATCACTTCCCCATCCAGATCTATTTGAATTAGGGCTTCCAAAATCTTCTGCATCTTCTGTACCGGTTCCTCTAAAAAACTCTTGCGCTGGTTGGCCGTTAATTTGCCCATCTGTATCTACTGACGCGTGGTCGGCGTACATCTTCCCGCCGCTTTTATAATAATCCAAATTGCCTTTATTGTCTGCCTTACCTCCGGTATAACCATCGTCTTCCAATTGCCTCGCAGATCTTCGTTGTTGGCTCTCTTCTTCGCCTTCGTAATTTTCAACNGGNTTTTGATCTTCTGCTTCNCCTGCATAATCAGAATGAGTTTCATGACCGCCTACATTATCTAAAGGGTTACCTGAACTGTCATAATTACCTGTTGCTTGTGCATCATAATACTTTGCCATTCCTTCTGAATAGACCTCACGTAACAGTTCTAAATCTCTTTTACGGTTTTTACCTGCGTTCATGAATATATTTATACGATACTGGTTTAAATAATGGTATAATGGAAAATAAAAGAGACTACTATCTAGGTAACCCTAATCTTCCTGGTTCGAATACGAAATTCGAATGGACACCAAAGATGTTAAAAGAGCTCAAAAAAGCATCACAAAACTTGCTTTATTTTGCTGAAACCTTCTTTTACATAGTAAACTTAGATAGAGGACGAGAAAAAATTAATTTACACTCATGCCAGAAACGATCTTTAAGAAAGATGAGAGATAATCGTTTCTTTATATTATTGGCATCACGACAAATTGGTAAAACCACAATGATGACAATTTATACTTTATGGCATGCTTGTTTTAATGCTGATCAACGTATATTAATTGTAGCTAACAAGGAAGGTACTGCAAAAGACATATTTTCAAGAATAAGAATGGCATATGAAGAACTACCAAACTGGTTAAAACCCGGTGTTAGTGAATATGGTAAAGAGTCTTTAAAATTTACAAACGGTACAACAATTGGTATTAGTACCACCACCGGAACTGCAGCACGTGGTCAATCTATTAATGTGTTAGTTCTTGATGAGTTGGCATTTATTGAACCTCATTTAGTTGAATCTTTTTGGAGATCTGTTTATCCTGTAATTTCTTCTTCTAAAAAATCTAAAGTTTTTATTGCATCAACTGCTAATGGAACAGATAACCTTTTTTACAAAATATGGAATGGTGCTATAGAAGAAACTAACGGTTGGGGATTTGATAAAATTTTATGGCACGAAATTCCAGGTAGAGACGAAAAATGGAAAGTTGAAACAATGCGTACAATTGGAAGCCAAGAAGCTTTCGATCAAGAATTTGGTTGTCAATTTTTATCAACCGGGGAAATGGCAATTAATGAAGAAATTTTTGAATACTTAAAAATTAATTGCACAAAGCCCGATATTGTGATGGAAGAAGGAAATTACAAAATCTGGAAAAAACCAGATGACAATGGTATATATGTTGTTGGTGTTGATATTGCTGAAGGATTAGGACAAAACGCTAGCGTTGTACAAATATTGGATTTAAAAGACCTAACAAATATAGAGCAAGTAGCCGTATATCATAGTAATGAAATTAGCCCTTTTCATTTCACACAAAAATTATACGAAATTTTATTACAATGGGGCTCACCCCCTGCTTTAATAGAAAGAAATAACTGCGGTGCTCAAGTTGTAGAACAATTATATTATAATTTACGTTATGCCAATGTTGTAACATATGGGGTGAATCAAGGAAAAATAAAAAATAATAAAGTCGGTGTTTTAGCACATACAAATACAAAATACAGATGTATTACAAATATGAGATATTTTGTAAACGAATTAAAAGCGGTTAACATTAGGGAAATTGAAACGCTTATTGAAATTAAAAACTTTGTAAAATATCCAAACGGGAAATGGGCCGCTAAACCAGGTGTCCATCTTCTTGACGACAGAGTAATGGCTATAGGTTGGGCATTATTAGTATTAGACAACGAACTAGTAGAAAGATATTATGAAGTATTACGACAAGATGATAATGGAAGACCAGCTGAATTAAAAAAATATGATTATGGTATCTATACACCATTACAACAAAATTGGTTAAATGAAAACGTAGAAGAAGCAGAATTGGATACCGTAGTTTTTAATGAAAAATTTGATCACGAAGATAACGCCGAACTAAATGTTATGAAAACACGTGGTTGGGTTAATGCCGGNGATTTNCAANCACAAAAATCTTATGCCCCTGTTAGTGATTTAGGGTTGAATAAATAGTATTAATGCCTGTGAACTATAATCAGTCCCCCTTTAACAAGGAAAGAAAGGATAAATTTATTCTAGTTATTCCCACTCCTAAATTCTTAAAAGAAGAAGTATCTGAGTTAGCTCGAAAAAATACTTTAGTTGATCCAGACAGTATACAATTTTCAATATATGGTGGTGTGGTTCCCCCGGTTTCTATACCCAACGTAGAAGCAAGATATTCAGGTCAAACATTGAATGTCACAAGTTATAATAGACCTGTTTACCCACCTGTTAACGTTAAATTTACTATTGATAATAGATTTAACAATTACTGGTTTATTTACAAATGGTTAGATAAATTGCAAGACGATAAAAAGGGATATTTTAACCCAGATAAAGACTATAAAAAAGGCGCCGTTGTAGAGACCGAATATATGGCTGATTTTACCATATATGCTTTAGATGAATATAATAAAAGAGTTGCTCAATTTGATTATACTAAAGCATTTCCTACGTTTTTAGGTGGCATTGAATACTCTTATAGAGACCCGGGAGAAATAGAAACTCAATTCACTTTTGCTTACAGTCAATTTTATACTACGCTGCTTGAGCCGTAGTCTATTTAATTAAAAGTTAAGTTTGGCAAATTCTTTCTCTAAAAAACATAAATATACATATGGCACAAAGAACTATTCAAAGTCCGGGTGTAGAAATTAATGAAGTCGATTTATCTTTAAGGTCAGCTGATAAAATTGGAACGACAATTTTTGCTACAGGGTTCTCTCCTCAAGGCCCTAGTGATGAAATCGTACAAGTATCGAGTTTATCAGAATTNACACAGTTATATGGGCAACCNACAAATTCCGCAGAACGATATTTTTATCATACNGTAGCTCAATCACTTAACAGTAGAGCTAATGTTATGGTAAATAGATTACCATATGGTGAAAATTTAGGCGACGGGTTTACTAACAAATATTTTGCTACAGT